GGGGGCCAAGGCAAGAGCACCAGCGATGGCACCAAAAGCAAGACGCTTGATCATTTGGAAGAGAATTAACGTTTTCCTTGGCCACGATACTTCTTTCGTCCATGGGACGGTTTTGAATGTGATCCATCACCTTGACGTGTCTTTTTTGGCTTGCTAGGGACAAAGTTTTGCCCATTAAGTGATTTAGCCATCAATCAGTTGACTGCAGGTTTTGATACTTGAGAGCCAGTCCGGTAAACAATCCGTACTGCGGATGGCTGATCTGGTCGCGGCCATCAAGGAAAAACAACTCTTCCAGCCACAGCGTTCTAGCTGCCATAGCCTGCACGTCTTCCGCTCCAGGTTTAGCGGCAATCATCGGGTCAGGGCGCTGCATCAAACGATTGTGTACGTGCTCCCTGAGGTTACTGTCACTGTCACGCCTGAGGCGATTGTGATCGGCCCAGCACTCATGGCGTTTTTGCCAGAGGTGACGGAATAGTTGGCCGAGATCGTTTGAGAGTTTTCGTAGACGCAACCGCTAGCAACCGTGCCACCACCGTCTTGCCATGTTGGAGCGTCGTTGCCGTTGCTGGTGAGAACTTGGCCGCTAGTTCCGTAGTTTGAGGAACCCTCGATGGCAATCGCGCCAGTTGACGTGATCCTGAACCTTTCTGTGCCGCCAGTTGTAACACGGAACGTGTCGTTAGCAGGAAAGCCAAAGAGGCAATTAGTGTCGCCGTTGTGCCTAATGTCTCCGTTAATATCAACGTTGCCTGTAATGTTTGCCGCGCCATCAACATCAAGACTGTCGCATTGCAGCTCGCCAGTAATGTCTACACCGTCTGATTTAGTGGCTAATTTTTTGCTGTTGTTATGGTAAAGATCTACCGCGCCATCTTGGGTCGCGGCAATCATGGTTTCAGTATTAGCGACGTTATTAACCTTAAATGTGCTGGCGAGGGCTCTTAAGTTGCCAGTACCAGCGTCTTTGATATACGAATTACTTCCGTCGTGATAAATCTCCAGATCACTACCTGTACCGAAAACGGCTTTTACGCTGTCATTAAAAGTTAGATTTCCTGAGGTTTTTGTGTCTGCAGCATCGCTCCGCAAAAACGAAGAACCTTCAACACCATCCAACGTGTCTGCGTCTAAACCCGATCCAGAGCCATCAACAGTCTTGATGGCAGTAAGAATCTCAGAGGCGCTTTGATCTGCAGTTGCGTTTGATTCAATGCCATCAAGCTTGTCATGATGTGCAGCCGACATAACGCCTGCAGCACTGCTACTGGCCTCGCTAATTGTCGCGTTATTGCCAGTGTCACTCGTGACAGTGACGGCAGTTGATGTTGTTGAAACGCCTAAGTTGGTTTCTCCGCTGCCAGAAACTTCAACAACCGTACCATCATCTTTTTTCGTAAAAACAACGCCGGTATCAGTTCTGATGGCGAGTTCGCCTGCAACCAAATCGGAAGCACTCGGGTTAGAGCCGCTTCCGCGCTTGTGCTTAATCGTGTTCGCCATCAGTCACTCCGATCAGTAGGTGCCGCCATCGACAACGAACGAACTAGCCGTCTCATTGGCGAGGAAAGTCACTACATCAGAGAGTGCAACCTGCTTCATGGTGCCTGCATCGTTTAAGACCACTCGGTCAGCTGCAGCAAGCGTCGTTGAAGTTGCTGACGTTCCACCATCGATGATGTTTAGCTCGGTGGTTGTGACCGTCGCGCCATCAAGGATGTTCAGCTCAGAGGCTGTAGAGGTCACTCCATCAAGGATGTTGAGCTCAGCCGTTGTAACGGTCGCTCCATCAAGAATCGCAACCTCTGTGGAGGTCAGCGCAGCAAGAGCAGCCGACGCTCCAGATTGGCAACCAGAAAGGTTGTCGAGATCGGCATCGTATGCCTGAACATCACTGCCGATTGCGACACCGAGGGCAGTCCTAGCGGCTGATGCAGATGTTGCACCCGTGCCACCATCGCTAATCGCAAGCGTGCCAGTAATGCTGGTTGCGTCCAGCTTTAAAGCAAGCTCGGCAGATTCAATGACCAGGCCGCCATTGGCCTTGAGGTCGGCAGACAGAGTGTTGCCAGACTTCTGAAGGCCATCACCTGCAGTGATCTGACCAGCGCCAGAGAACTGGGTGAAGCTCAACGAGGTCGTGCCAACGGTGATCGTTCCGTCAGTCGTCAGCACATAGCCAGCGTCTGCGCTTGCGGTGCCCTGCTCAACAAAGACAAACGCACCAGACGTGACTTCGCTGTTGGCGTCAAAGTCGCTGGAGCGAGACCAGGAACCAGATTTGCAATCGTAAATGCCGTTTTCAGAAGCGGTTGACTGGTTCTTGACCAGCACACGCTCATCAGCAGAAACGGCAATGCCATCAATAGTCTGCGTTCCAGACAAAGTGATGTTTGCCGTGGTGGCAACCTTCACCGAGTCTTTTACATCCAGGCCAGTCTTGACCGCATCGACGTAGGCCTTTGTTGCTGCGTCCTGAGCCGAGGTCGGGTCAGTGACGTTGGTCAGCTTGTTGGAGTTGATGTCAACATTGCCCGTTGGAGCAGACATCTGATCCAAGCGGTTGGTCCGCACACCAGTGTCAAAGTCACTGATCTTCGTGTGGGCCAGGCTGGGAATATCAGCAGCAACTAATGATCTGAACGTCGGGTTTGCGTCAGATCCAGTGGTAGGGCCAGCAAGAACTAGATTTGCGGCTCTTGCATCGGTCTTGGAGAACAACGCTCCAGAGCCACCGATAGTAATGATTGAGGTCGCAACACCAGACCCGTTATCTCCAAAGCCGTAATACAGCTTCAGGTCCGATTCGTTAAACGCGAGTTCACTGCTAGCCAGCGAAGAAGGCGCACCGTCTGAGCCAGAAGCTGCCCTCTTCTTGATGCGGATGGTGTTTGCCATGGCTTAGAAGTTCCCGCCCTCTACAAGGGACAGTTTAGTGGTGGTGTTGTCCGCCTTAAACTCCCCAGCAGCTGAGTCGTAGTAGACGATGCTGTCATCTACTTTAGCGTCGCCATTGAAGTTAAAACCAGCGGATGCAGGGCCTTGAGGGCCAGTTGTTGTGATTGAAACGGTGTTTGTCGTCGTGTCCTTGACGACTGTCGTTTTACCGTCTGTTGTGACGTTGACCGATGTCATGGCGCGGTGTACCCCTGTGAGACAAAAATAACGCCTTCCAAGTAATACTCACGCAAACCACTGCCATCTTCCAGCAGTACGTCGTAGTACAGCTCGTCTATGAAGTCTGCAGTCTGCGTGTCGGTCAAACTGATCGTCACCTTGCCGTCTGTACGGTTGGTGTAAGCAACAGTGAAGTCCGCATACTTTTTTGTGCGTGCCTTGTCCCACGCCTGTGCATAGACCGTGTAGCCGGTCAAATTGATGGCCGCGTTACTGCTGTCTTTGAACTGCAGGATCAAATTCCAGTCGCTACGGCGCTGGAGCGTGAAGTTATACGTTCCAGGGTTAACGGCCATGGCGCACCTCCTCAGCTGAGTCTATCGGGCCAACGAGTGATAAACGACTCAGTATTTGCAACCATGTTGCCTTCGCTGTCTGGCACTTCAGCAGGGTTAGTCAGCAACGCTGCCAATTCGTCCGTGGTTGTACAAGCGTTGATCTCGGTTTCGCGAGTCCCGCAGGTAGTCCGAACAGCAGCTCGATATGTGCTCACCGCTGAAGGGACAGCAACATCAGTTTCTGCTTTGCGGGTGACGTACCAATCAGTTGGTGCAAGCAGAGTCGCGGCGATCTCTTTCTGCGCTGCTACCCATACGGACTTAAGTCCCTTGTTCTCCCCATCATCTGCAAGCGCCTTGGGGTTGCCTACGCCCCAATAAAACCGCTGGTCATACGGTTCAGGGTCAGCGACCTCAGTAATCCCGACCGCTGCTTTGTCGTCAGCAGAAGCACGACGCAGCCAGTTGGCTGGGTACTGCGTACCGTCTGCATCTGTGAAAGGACGGTC